GCAGCGATGGAAATACAGCATAACTCCACGCTGCCCGGTGTAAGCAATGTGCTTATCATCCCGGTAAAGCACCGCCATATCTTTTAACTTCTTTGGCCCAGCCAGATCGAGAAACTGATACGCAAGGTGTGCCTCAGGTGATTGCAAATATGGAAGATGCCAACCATCAGCGATTGGGTAAGCATCATCATCCCAGAGAAACAGATGCTCACACCCGGCAGCCACCAGCGCTTCAAGACTTCTGTTTTTAGAAGCCACAATACCAAGGGATTTATCGTTCCGGATTAGCTGGACGCTATCAGGAACAGATGCCGCAGGTAATGAACCATCATCCACTACCACCACCAGCGCGCCAGTTGGTAAATATTTCTGGTGCTGCGCCAGCGTGCGGCTAAGAACAGCAGCTCGGTTGTGTGTGGTGATGGCAATACCAATACGGGCCACTGTATTGCAGACAGGCGCATAAGGGACACCATCAATAGTGACCTGCATATATAGCTCCGAGTTAGAAACAAAAAAGCCACCAGCAAATGCCAGTGGCTCAGATTAAATATTGATAAATGATAGGCTTAGACTTGTTTTAACTGTTTTTTTTGCATGGCTGCATTAACAATTGCTTCGGTTCGTATTCTTCGGTTCTCTTTCTCCACGTACCAATCTTTAAGCAATGTTTCAATTAATTGAAGCAAGAGTTGGGCTTCTTCTGGCTGAACATCGATAATTAAATCAATATCTTTCTCCATATGTGCACCAATGTTACCAATACTTCTAATGGCATCAATTGCCAACCATGTATCAGCGGCAACTTTATCTTGTATAGCCTGAACTTCCAGATGAAGATTTTTTTCTTTTACTTGCCAAAAATCCCTAATCATCCCTTGAAGACAACGTCTTGATAGTGTTGCAGATGCTTTAGGCGAGAGACTGGTGATTAATGCGGCTTCATTGTAATCATCGAGGATGGCCTTTGGTATATAGTCAGGGAAGTTCTTAGCAATCCCTCGAGGTCTGTTATGCCAAGCCTCTAAAACCACATCTGACTCGAACAGTGCCCCCCCCATATCATCAGCCCGTGTAATATAAGAATATATTGTATATTCTTTGCATTCCGGATTAGGGCAAACATTAATTTCTGTAGAATGAAATATAGCCCCGTGTTTTGTATCAGCGCGAAAACTAAAGCCATTGGTTCTATTCTGCACAGCACTCGCGGTAGCCAAACGACCACAATATGGGCATTCCCAAGAAGACATTGATTCATTTCCTTTTTAATTAAATTTGAATCAATCTTAACTATGTCATTTGTTTGAAGTAAAGCAATTAATGTTCAGATGATTTTCAACGAAAAACCATTATCAAGTCCACCAGCAGATGATCTTTGTTATGGTGAAGCGTTGTGAAAGTGGCTTACGCGATACAGTTATTCTATGAAAAGCAATTTGGGCTGGGTCAACGACAAGATTTGCTCAAATTCTAATGCCAACAACTTCTTCTCTCGCTTCCGGGCATTCATTAGTTTGCTGCCAACCCGGGCTTTAACTTCGGATTTAGCGACTTTCAATGCATGGCGGTGCTGGGCCTCTTCGCCCATATCCTTCCATCGAGTAAGTTGATCTGCCATCCAGTTAAACGCCTGGATGTATCTGACCTTGATTAACATGGCTGCCGAGCCAGTAAAGCCCATAACGACCAACATATAACCGTCTTTTGTTAAATTGAACATTGGCTGTGTTTCGCCATTTTTATCAATGAAATCAGCCTCCTCAAAATTGAGGGCGGCAAATTCTGCTGGGCATTCATCCTTAACTTGTCGAATTTTTCTCAAAACGTTGTCATGACGCTTACCGAAATAATCTGCGATCTTCTGACTTGTAGTGAATGCCTTTCCTTGAATAGCCATTACCATTTTCGAGAAAACAAACTCATGGACTACCAGTGCTTCAGCCAGAACGTATTACCTTTCTTTGAGATGAACCTTTGCCGCAATGGAAATCAGCCCACCGAAGGCTCGCCAGCACAAACTGACTTCCTCAAAGGCTCATTTCAAAAGGTTGGTTCGGTGTGTTTTTGTACGCATTGCGGTGCGCCGTGAAATTCAGATATAAAAAAGCCCCGCTATTGCGAGGCCATAGGTATCTGGCAGTTTTTCTGCCATGTTTGGTTGTGCGCCAGAATGTCGCGCTTGGTCTGCCTTTCCAGTACGTCAATATCATGGTCAGTCAGATAGATAGGACGCACCCAGTCGCAGGCTGTATCAACCACTGCTGGGGCGACGGAATTTTTCGCGCAGCTCGTGATCAACATTGTCATCAGACATATGGTTAACACTTTGCTGTACATCGCTTGCCCCTTTAGTTGCTTCCACACGACGGTTTGAAACGGCTTCGACTGCCGCTGCGTTCTCTTCAGTACGCTGTTTATCGGCTGCCGCTTGCGCTTTGCTTATGCCCTTTGAGTGGCCAAGACCAAACGCACCACCAATTCCGGCAAGCACAGCCACGATCAAACCCAGAATTATTTCAAAGTTCATCGGTATTCCTTAGACCAGTAGCGCCGCACGCGCTTTGTTGTAGCGAAGCTTGCGATCGTCAATGCCATTCAATCCACCGTTGATGATGCGCGTCACCCGGTTAACATCGGCACCATAGGCCATACAACCTTTAGAGGTGTAGAACCAGGCTGCTGAACGGGCGGCATGAAGGTCTTGCTCGAGCTGTTCAGGCGCTGATACCAGGTCAATCTTTAGCGCGGCGCCACAGGTTCGGTAGTTCTCAAGGCCGGTGATTTGAATTAGTCCGCGGCCCCGATATTTCCAGCCATCACCAGCAGCTTTATTACCGAGGCGGTTGCTGTACACCAGGTTGGCGATTGCATCCTGACGGGCAGCGTGCCGTGTCGTTCTGCCCAATGCGTCAGCCTGCTGCTGAGTAATGCGCTTTCCGAATGTGGCCACCAGCGCAGACGGCGTGTAATTCAGGTTCTCCGCTACTGCCGTGAAACCACGGGATTCATGACCTACCTGTGCGATAAACATCGCCTGGTCTGCTGCCGCCGTAATACCGAACTCACGAAGTGCAGCGTTAATCGGTGGAAACCAGCGCGCAGCTAACCCGGCACTAATGGAAGCCGCCATTTGAAATTGTTGTTGGTTCATAGAAGTCTCAGTGCATCAACCAGTCGAGCCACGTTTCCGCGAGAGCGCAGAACCACAGCACAGATAACGAGATTTACCAGCGCCACAATCCAGTGTGATTCAGCATATAAGCCGCACAGATAGGCGATCGGAACACTGGCGTAAACCAGCACAGCAAGATAGGCGAGATGCGATATCCAGGGGCGATGACGAGCCCCTTTCTTACGGTAGAGCATCAGCACGCCGACTATCACGACGCAGATCAGCGCGTTTGCTGTCGCTATTGGGTCACTTGTTACCATTGGTTCCCCCTCGGAATCGCGAGAACACTCCTGCTAAATCCTGATTACTAACGAATGTGAGGATCTTGATTGCCAGTGCTGAAATGATTACCGCGCCCAGGGCATCAAGTGGCTTATCGCTGTATCCGGTCCATACCGCCAATTTAGAACCGACCAGGCCAGCACACAGCACCCCAGCGATATACGAAACAAGAAAGTAAGCTACACGCCGTGGCGTTGTCAGGTCTGCTGCTGTTGCTACGTAATAAACAGCGCCAGCGAAAGCACCAAAGACAACGCCGTAATCAAGACCAGAAAGCATTCCGAATACCGTTACGCCGGTTAAAGTACCTGCGGCTACGGTTCCAGATAAAGGATCAGCGGCCATCAAGCCCCCTCGTTTGCTGTGCATCCTCTCAACATGAGGGGAATAAAAAGGCCGTAGAAAATCAGCCAGAGAATTTTATGCGTGAAGCTGTTTTATGCGTTGAGTCGACTTAACGCATAGTGAAGCTGGTGGGCCGCGTAGGATTCGAACCCACTGCCATTCCCTTATGAGGGGACCGCTCATACCTAATGAGCTTCCGGCCCATAAACGACAAAACCCCGCCGAAGCGAGGTTTCTGATTTATAAGTGCTGNGTCGTTGTGACCACCCTTATCACACTACTAGAGTTTTTGCGGGCCGCACTAATACTTTTTCATACTCCGTTTCCGGGTCCATTTCTAATCTGATATCCAGCATCGCCAGGCACCCTTCAATAAAGCCCTCGGCCATCTGAATCTCTACCCGGATAACCTTTTCATCCTTCTTGCGCTTCTTGGCTATTTTCCGCTTGGATATTTCGAGAATGTAATGGGCAACAAGCAGCTCGTATTCATACGGCTTTCTCTTCTTGAGTCGCGCCATACAGCCTTCAATAACCAATCCGTCATCATCGGTGCACGATAACCGGCTACTACTTCCCTGCGGCAGCAAGCCCTTAAACCCGGCAGCTATCGGAGAGTAATCAACGTTCGAACCATCACTGGCTGCCCAGCCGCCCCAACGTTCTAAAACCTTCTGAATATCACGCATTATTCTCTCCACATTATTTTTTTGCTGTACCGACCATCACGTCTTCGCGGGAACCACCCACCATACCAGCGTTAAGTAGCGTTCTGCTGCGGTGCTCATTCAAAAAAGTGGCATAAACCTGACCGTAATGGCTCTGCTTCATCCAGACATCTTCGTAAGTTTTTGGCTCAGAACCAACATAGATAATGCCGGGCTGCATTTCATCCCACGGTTCTCGCAGCATCTCAACATCCGTACCATCAGTGCACCAGACGAAGCGGATCTCCTGGTGGTTGCGGAGGTACTGGTAAATATGCAGCCAGCGGGCAAAGTAAACGCTCATCTCTACCGCAGTAACACTAACCAGCGTTGCACTTGCTGGTGGGCTAGTTAGCTCATCAGCCAGCACTACAGCATCAGCACCACGGATTGAAGAGGACCAGGCGGATAACACTACTGGGTCTGCACTCATTCGAACGCCGCGCTGCGGATCAGGTTGACTAGTCAGTAATGAGGTTATGACCACATCACGCTGCCGCCGG